GGCCGCCGTGCCGTACATCCCAAGCTCGCCGAGGAACACGGGCGACATATTGTATAGGTTGGACTGGTTGAAGACGCGCGTGATCTGCGCCGTCACTTCCTGGAGCCATACCTTGACGGCCTGGCTTTCCATGAGCCGCGGATCGTCGACACCGAGTTCGAACCACTGACGGGTGGGCGACATGACGCCCGACAGCATACCGTTGCGGAACACCTTGTACGCTTGCGCGCCGGCGGAGTTGACGATCTCCTTCCACACTCGCTCGCCCTTGTTGCGATCGGACGTGATGAAACGCCCGCGCCGCGGAGCCATGTAGCGGGACAGCTCTTTCCAATGCTCGTCGAATGTGGTCCGCTCTTGCTTCAGGGCCTCGAAGCGGCCCTTGTAATACTTGAGCGAGCTGGTGTCCGGAGCTGCCACTTAGACCCCCAAAAGTTGCTTGGCGCCGTCGGCGCTGGGCGTCGACAGACCTTGCGACCCGGTGAGGATCGTGGACGCGCGACCGCCGGCCAGAGCTGCAGCCGTGCGGTTCTTGGCTCGCGCCTTACGGACCTCCGGTTCTACCTCTGTCGGAGGCGGAGGCGGAGCCGGGGGAGGCGGAGGGGGAGCTTGAACGGACGGGGCACCACCAAAGGACATAGGGACCTCCTGAAGGATTTCGACCAATCTATCCTAGCGCCGGCGGCGGCGCAAGCGCGGGTAAACTCCTCCGGCAGCAATCACCGGCCCGCCCCCTCCCTCAAGCGAGAAGAAAAAGAAGAACAGGTGCGGCGCGATCATTTGACGTACTGCGCCCCGACCGAGAACGTGAAGCTCGGCGTCGTGCCGCCGATGGTCCAGGCCGCGCGCCAAGTGCGGGGCAGCGGGTAGGACACAGCCGCATTCGCAACCGCGGTCACGCCCGGATAAATGGCGAGTGCGACAAGCCCCGTCGTCGTGATCGAGGCCGTGACCGCACCGGGAATATCAACCCAGCCGGAGCCTACGGGGTCCTGCATCTGCACGCGGACGGTAAGCGTCGGCGTGGTTCCAGATACCGCCGTGACGTTGATAAACAGAACCGCGCCGCTTGCGGAGTGGTTCGTAATCGCCGCCGCGCTGTTGCCCGACGCGGTTTTTGCCGACGACGCCTCGACCGAAACGGCTGTGTTGCCGCGCAGCCGGTCCCAGGTCGTGCCGTTGAATTCCAACGCCGCCGAGCCCGCCGTGCCCGTCGTCGGGTTTGCGGCACCGTCTGCCAGCGCCGCAGCCGCGGCGAACTCGGTATCGACCGCGCCGATGATCGCCACGGGCATCGGGTTGACCGCGCCCTGCGCCCGAATGCCTTGCAGATAGACCGGCGTGTTCGCGAATTTTTCGACGCTGATGAACCCGAGGGTCCAGGTCGTCGTGGACGCCGGCGCGACCGTGCCGTTGTAGCTCCAAATCCAGACGTAGAGTTCCACGTCGTCGTCGGGCAGGTTCTCGTAGCGCGAGGCGCGCGTCGTGAAGTTCGGCGTCGTGGACGTGGCGCGAACCTGGTCCAGCAGGAACGCATCGCGGCCCGTCAGGTCGTTCTGGATGATCGTGCCCGGCGCGGCCGTGCTCGCGATCGTCGCCACGGTGTCGGCGTCGCCCCAACCCCGGCGTTGCGTCGTCCAGTTGATGTTTGTCGCCGTCGTGCCAGTCACGAGGTTGCGGACGAAGTTCCAGCCGAACAGCGTCAGCGTGCCGGTGCCCGAGGCAGGCCAACCCGCGACGGTGAACGTGATCGACGTTCCGGCCACGACGGACGCGATGGCATAGCGGCCCGGCACGCCGGCGGCTCCCGTGATACCCGCCAGATTGATGAATTGCCCGACGTTCTGGGCCGTGAACGTATGGCCCGGAACCGTGACCGTCACGCTCGTCGCCGAGTTGATCGTGTAGGACAGCCCGGCGCCGACCAGATCGGCCAGCATGATCGCGAGGTTCTGGTTCGCGATGCGCTGCGACGCCACGATCGACGCGCGCATACGCAGCGAGCCGCGCCACGCCACGGGCGAGCGCGTCAGGAATTCGGCGTTCGTCGAGGCGCCGGTCGTGATCAGCAGCGAGCCCGACGCCTGCGAATACCCGACGCCCGTGCCGACGATCGGCGCGATGAAATCCGAGGACAGCACCGACGCGCCGGATTGCGCGAAGCCGAAATTGTAAACGTCCTGCCCGACAAGGCGCACGGGCGGCGCCGACACGCTATTCGCCGGCACCGTCGTCGTGCCGACCCACGGCGCCGAAACGCCGTCGCCGCCCACATCGATCTTGGAGTACGGTATCTTGACGTTGCCGCCCAAATCATCCAGGCGGAGGTCGAATACTTCGTCGGACCCCGTTACAGGATTGACGCGGACGTTATCGGCCACGACTTAAAGCCCGAGCTTTTTGCGTGCGTCGGCGATCGCCGTCTCGATCTTGGCCAACTCTTCGCGCTTCTCGGCGATCGCCTTGTCGACGGAAGCCGCGCGCTCGTCGGCCGCGGCCTTGATCTCGATTGCCTTCTCCGCGGCAGCCTCGATGATCTGCTTGGCTTCGGCGTGCGCCTTATTGACGCTCTCGACGTAGGCATCCTCGGCCGCCTTCTTTGCTTCCGCGGAGGCGGCGATCGCTTGGTCGGCTTCTTGCCAGCGCAGCTTGGCGGCCTGGTCGGCTTCCTTGAACTTCGCTTCGGCGCGCTCGATGTCGAGCTTACGAGCAGTGAGCTGCCGTTCGAGGTTTTCCTTTTCCTTGCTGAGACCGCCGATGGCGTCGAGGTTGGCGACGATCAACTCGCCGAGCTTCGCCAGGCTGGCCTGCGCCTCGAATTGCTTGATAAGCGGGCGGGCGCCATTGAGCGCCGAATTGATCTCTTCGAGGTTCATACTAGCGCACTCCCTTGCTGACGAGGGAAACGGTGATCGTCGCGCCGGTGCCGGCGACCGACAAGCGCGGACGGATGTAGAGGGGGTTCTCGTTGACCGCCTCGATGCCCGCCGCCGTGAAGCTGATGGCCGTGGTCGATGCGTCGGTCAGAGGCGACCATACGGCGTTGCCGGGGTCGGTCTCGACGCGAGGGTCGTTCGAACCTTCGAGGATGCACGTCGCACCGCCGAAGGTGCCGAACGCTTGGACGGAGCGATCCGACGCACCAGGCTGCTTGAGGAACACCCCGGTTCCAGCCGCCGTGGTCAGCGTCCAGGAGGCGCGGTAGGTATTGCCGGGTTCTTCGAATACGGATACGGCGGTCATTCGCTTCCCTCCTTCAGGATACGGCGGTCAAAGTACGGGGTTTCTCACACGCCGTCAAGCGGGTCGAAGTCGGTCTTGACCCGGACCTTGCGACGGCCGGCCGGCAGCGCCGGCGCGACATCGTGGGCGAAGGTCAACGCCAGCGCGTCGGCCATGTCGAGGCCGGCGTCTTCGCCCAAGCGCTTCGCGTATTCCTCCTTGCTCTCCAGCTTGATCTGCCCGCCGGTCTTGATGCCGTACTCGCGCTGGGTCAGCTCGGAGCGCAGGCGCGAGCCGTGCTTCGTCCAGGGCTGCGGCAGCACCAAACCTTCCTTGATCGACGCCCGCATCCGGCCCCACATTTCGTCGACGCGGTAGGCGTACTCGCGGGGGTCCATCGGCTTCGACCCGAAGCCCACGTCGAACGGCGTGTAGCCGAGCGATCGCAGCGTGTCGACGCAGCCACCGCCGACGCCCGTGCCGTCGACGAAGATCGCCGCGACCGGAAGGTTCCGACCCTCGAACTCCGTGACGACCTGGGCGATCTTGTGCGCGAGCTGGTTGGTGTCGAGGCCGGAGAACACCCGCGGCTCCCACGTCCGGGCGTCTCGCCCGTGGCGGATGTAGATCACGCTATCGTTCTTGCCGAAGCGCGCCACGTCGACGCCAAGCACGAGCGCGTCGTTGCGGAAGGTGGGGAGGTCGGGCCGGTTCATGGCCACGTTCACGTCCTCGCCGGCGATGAACTGCTGATCCGACGCCGAAGGGAAGAGGCCGCGCACGCGCACCTTCACGCGATCGCTTTCCTCGCCGAAGTCGTCGATCATTTCCTGGATCATCTTCTTGTTCGTGATCTCGACGGTGCGACTGTCGATGCACTTCGAGATGAAGCGGTGGCTTTCGGCGCCGACGGTGATCGCGTGGAACTTGCCGCTGTTCTTGGTCGGGTTGCCGAACGCGAAGAACATGGGCTCGCCGTCGGTCATACCGCCGAGCAGCGCAACGTCGTAGATTTTGTCGGGCACCGCCGAGCCTTCGTCGAACAGGTAGAACGATGTCGAGTTGGCGGCGTGCTGACCGGCGAAGCTGTCGGCGTTCTCTTCTTTGCAGGTGATGGCCGTAACCTTCCAGCTATCCTCCGGCACGTTCGGCAGGCCGATGCGCTTGAAGGTCATGTTGCCGCGCGAGTTGTTGTACCCGAACCAGTGGCGGGTCTTGGCGATCGCGTGCCACTTGCCGAGTTCCGCCCAGGTCTTCGTGCGGAGCTGGGTGTCCGTACCGGCCGTCACCGTCCCGCGGCAGAATGGGCGGGTGTCCATGATCCACATGATAAGCCACGAGGTCAGCGTCGACTTGCCGATACCGTGGCCGGATGCGGTGGTGATGCGGATCGGGTCGACGGTGACGCGACCGTCGAACTTGCGCTTCTTGACCTCTTCGCCGAGTTCGTCGAGGTATTCGCAGGCCCAGGCATCCGGACCATACTCGACGTTGGGGAACCGCGAGGCCCAAGGCTCCTTCAGCTTCACCATCTGGATCGACGGATCGGTCGACCAGGGGAAGTTGAACATGACGTAGCCGAGCGGGTCGGCGTAATACTTGGCGATCTCCTTGGCGAGTTCGGCGTCGACCGCGCTCACCTGGGTATCGCGTGATACCTTCCCGGGCATCGGTTACTCCTTCGTGATCGAAGCCTGCTTGCGGCCGGCCATCAGCAGGGCCACGAGGTCCTGGCCGGCGCCGATCTCGACCTTGTCCTTGAACATGCCGAGGTGGCGCATCAGGCGCTCCAACGCGCTGCCCTTGTCGTGGAACTT